TAAGCTACCAAGAATGAAATACCACTTGACAATAAAGAATGGCCCAAATGGCCACGCTTTAAAGGAAAGTGATAAAGATATTTTAGCAGTTATGATGGAACCCTCTATTTACGGAGCAATCCGAATCGTAGAGGATAAACTAAGAGATACTCGCCCGATGTTAGAAACATTCTCATTAGATGAGGATGTCTACTTGCATTCCAAGCTGACTCAGTTTTCTGAGAAGGCTGGGAAGACAAGGACTATAGCAATCATTGATTACTACAGTCAGAGATGTCTTAAGCCCCTTCATGAGGGACTTATGACATTCCTTAGAAATCTAATATCTGACGGTACCTACTCACACCAGAATGTTGGTAAGTTCGCGATGCAGTGTACACAGGATAAATCCTATGTGCTCTGCACCGATCTTACTGCAGCAACAGACCGTTTTCCCGCGGAAATTCAAAGGGTGCTACTCTTTGAACTACTTAAGGATCATGATCTGGCTGATGCGTTATGGACTCTTCTTGCGAAGAGGACATTTACAACATCCTGGAGTGGTGAAAATGTGACCTACTCGTGTGGGCAACCTATGGGAGCCTACGCGAGTTGGCCATTATTTGCACTAGCTCATCATCTAGTAGTCGAATACTGCGCAAACGAAGTAAACACTTCTATAAAGCAAAGTTACCGCCTTATAGGTGATGATAACATCATAAATGATAGGAAGACAGCTGAGCTCTACTTGTCAGTAATGACTAAGCTAGGCTTAACCATTAATCAAAGCAAAACTGTTATCTCACTAGAGCGCTCGGAATTCTCCAGTGCTGAGATAGCAAAGCAGCTGTACCTTAATGGTAAGTGCTTGACACCTATGACACCAGGATTCATCCGAGACATAAGAAAACCTTACATGTTTAATACATGTATTGGAATACTTATAGACCGATATGAATTCTTCAGTCCTGAAACTCCTTCCATATTAATCGAAAAGTTCTTCCGCAAGGAAAGAGCCAGACGATTAGTTTGGTTACTTGCTTCTAATCCCATAAGCGGTAACATCAAGCCCTCTTACAAGGGGTATGATGTCTACTGCCCGTGGGAAGCAGATAAACTGCCGCAGTACGAAGAGGACTATCGCAAGATAGTAATCAACGCACTGATCGAGCAAGCTCAAAGCAACGCAGACAATATAATTGATGACTTGGATGATTTCGGTGGCGGAGAAATCGATTTTCTCGATTTTGACTCCTTCGACCTAACAACCTTATCAGATAATTATATTGCGAGTGGAGCTATGAAGGAGAGTCTATGGAAAGACTCGACTCGACCTCAGCCACAGTGTTACTCTGAGATAAGATTTTCTATCGAATCCCAGTTAACTGAGATAATAAATGAACTTGGGAGCCTTAGCACCCGAGAACCTTTAGAATCTCTAGTGGCGAAGTTCGACTATGTCCCAGATCCAACCTTGCCTTATATGACAAGGAAAGAGATGAGAAATAGACGAATGTCATCTGTTATTGAGAAATTGTATAAATACGATGGCTCAATAACATTTAACACGATCGATTGGTAGACCATAATCTACGAAAAGACCATGCTGAATGG